CCCTCACATCTGAGGCATATGTACCAATTACAATTTAGAAAAAAGTACGGCTTCAAATTAATGGATTTATATCCCGGGCCGACATCCGGTTTAACATAAAGTTAAAAATAATCTGCCTCCCAATCGACGTCAAGAGGACCATCGATATCTAAAGGAAGAACAGAAATCTCCTGGTACGACTTATCTAAAGTATTCTTTGATTCAAGTGTATCCCAATGAGGAAAACCATGTAACAATTCCTCAGGGGAAATTCCAACTTGTCGAAGTTTCTTTATATCATCATGACCTAAACGATTCTTCATACGCATCACCAATGTTTCAATATCCTCTATCCCATACATAAGCTCTTCGTAAATATACCTCAAACGCTCATAAGCATCACGATTAGAGGCATAAGTCGCATAAGCTTGACCTATCACAGACATAGCAACATCAATGGAATCCCTAGGCTTAGTTTCTCTTCCCCAAATAGCTCTAATAACAAACTCTCGAGACTCTCTAAAAGGAAGAAAAGCTGGCTGACCAGGCTTATCACATGTGTTCACAATAAACTGATGCTTAAGAAAAGTCGCACCCATATCAATGACGACACCATCCTTCACAATTGAACAGAATGATATACCATCTTTTAAATCTCTTATTTCAACATCAAAGAAATCCAACATGAACTTAGCGAAAAGAGTACCAGAAAAGAAAGAAGCTTCAAACCCTTCACCCTTATTATACAGGTGATCATCTCCATACACAACTAAAAACAAGGCTATTATCATATAAGCCTCTAAAGACTCCTGAAGATGGACAGGAGCAGTCATAACTTGATAGACCATAAACAAACAAAAGTACAACGCCATAATCCAAGAATCCATATGTGACGTATTAAAAGCGCCTGAAGGAACTCCACCATGAATAATACCCCAAATATTCCCAAAAAGATGAGTAATCCGATCCAACATATTCTTCAAGAGAAATTTTACTATCTTTTCAAAAAAAGGATAGTCTGGGGAGTCCTTTTGATAATGAACTCCCATAGTTGAAAAATAAAGGTCAACAAAGAAGTCTCGAACGGACTGATCATAATTCTTCGCATCTCCCTCAACAATGATCTTTTTCCAACAATTCTTTAAATCAATACCCAATGAACGCGCAATTGTCTCAGCCCCACCTCTCGACCATTTATGGCCTATTCTTATAACTTTGCCTCTCTCTCGTAAATGCCTAAGAAGAGAGACCATACGTTCTAAGTGAATATATATAGAAGAAGGAATATTAAAAACACGAAGTTTCTTTATCCATTTCTCAAAATCCT